ATAATGGTAATGGTAATTTACCAGCTATTAGTGGTGCTAGTTTAACTGGCATTAGTGCTGGTATTCAAGTTGCAGACCAATGGCGATTAAGTTCTAGTTCACAAGGAGATAAAGACCCAATATTACCTTGGGAAAGAATTGATAGTACATACAATGGTACTCTTGGTACTGGAATGAGTATGAGTAGTGGCATATTTACTTTTCCTCAAACTGGAATTTGGAAAGTAGAATTTTTTGGTTTTATTACTAGAACACAAGCTGATGACCAAGTTCACTTTACTTTAAAAAATGTATCTAATAATGATTTAGCTTTTATCAAAGGTCATGTTAGCGATGCAGATTATAATTCCGTAGTTTCTTTTAGTGTCTTGTTAGACATTACAGATGTTTCTAATAATAATAATAAAATAAAATTAGTTCAATCAAATTCTGGTACAGCAGATGGAGTTGCTTCTGCAAAAATACATGGCGATAGTACACGAAATGAATCTGGTTTAACTTTTACAAGATTAGGAGACACATGATTAATCCTTGTTGCGAAGATGGAAAGTGTACTTGTGGTAAATGACTACGCTAGATATAAATTTAAAAAACCTAATTATAATTTTAGGTTTACTAGGTGGATTAATAGGTAACGTCTTTTTTGTAGGAAAACTTTTTAATGAGTTTGAATTACTAAAAGATGATGTTGTTACAGTACAAGAAAATCAAAACGTCATTCAGCTTAAACAAGAATTACTAGAACTTAAATATAAAATTAAATCTTTACGTTTAGAGATTGATGGCGATTATAGAGAATAATGTTTAAAATATTTGCTATGATCTGTATGCTTAATATAGGTGAATTAGATCAAACATTATGTTTTAAAACAGAAGTACCTTTAAGTTTTAATGATAATATAGAATGTAATTTAACAAAAAATAATTTAGCTGATTATCTTGATAGTGATTTAAAAGAAAGAAAATTAACAGTTATATTTAAATGTGGTATTGAAGGATCCAATGTCTAATTGGGAACAACAATATATACAAATAACTAAAACTCTTGATGAGATTAAATGTGATGTTCGTGCTAATAAAGAAGAAGTTTCTAAACTAAAAGAAGAAATGGCTACCGGTCGAGGAGCATTAAAAGCTGTTGCTTGGATTGGATCTATTATTATTATTATCTTTACAACTTTGAAACTTTTTAATTATAACGGTTAAATGAAATTCAAAGGGCATAAAGTCCTTGTCATAGGTGACACTCATGACAGTCCACATATACCTCAGAATAGGTTTCATTGGATTGGTAAGCACATTCGTAAATCAAAACCAGATTACATTGTACATATAGGAGATTTTTCTAGTCTAGATTCTCTTAGTTTTTTTCAAAAGAATAGTACGCAGCAAGGTAAATTAAAAGATGCTTTTATGGTTGATATAACTTCTATGAAATCTGCATTAAAAATTTTAGATAAATATGTAAGTGATTACCCCAGGCATTTTTGTATGGGAAACCATGAGCTGCGCATACATAGATTTGAAGAAAATATACCTGAGATACAAGGTATGATGAAACATCAATTATATTCTTCATTTAAAGAGTATGGTTGGGGTGTATCTGAATATGGTGAATTTAAATTTATAGCTGGTGTAGGATTTGTTCATGCACCATTAAATATAATGGGCAAAGAATATGGTGGTAAAAATGGTGAAGTACAGATAGGAAATGACAGTATACATGACTTAGTATTCGGTCATACTCATAAAGCTAGAGACTGGAAAGCTATTAAAATAGGCTACGACAAATGGGTTAGAATAGTAAATGTCGGTTGCTCTTTACCCCATGGTCATATAGAAGAATATGCTAAGTTAAATATGAATGGTTGGTCTTGGTGTATTACTGAGTTAGGCATTTGGGATAACCATATCCAAGAAGTAAATTTTATTTCTATGGATAGATTGGAGAGAGAATATGATTAAAAATATTTGGAATAAATTAAACTTATACTCTTTAAGTAAAAGAGGAAAAGTTGCAGTAGGTATATTAGCAATTATTATTATTGTTCTTATAGTTGGTTGGGCTGCATAAATGTTAGGTGGATTGCCAGTAGAAATGATTACTATGCTAGGAAGTTCAGTTCTTGGTGGAGTAATGTCTATATGGTCACAATCTATTAAAGCAAAACAAGATCAACAAAAAATGTTATTGGCTAGAGCTGATGCTCAGATGTCATACATTGATAAAGCTAGATCTTATGAGAATAAAGGCTTTCAGTTTACAAGAAGGATCATTGCATTAACAGCTGTGTTCTTTATTATTGCTTGGCCAAAGTTAGCACCTGTATTTTTTGATACTACGGTTGTTTTAACTTGGACAGAATTTACTAATGGGTTTTTATTTTTAATTGAAAAGAAAGAGATCGTGATGGATAAAACATTTAATGGTTTAATTATTACTCCATTAGATACACATTTGATGTCAGCGATCATTGGACTGTATTTTGGTGGAAGTTTAGTTAAAAAGTAGCTCATATTTGAGCATACAAAGCCTAATTATATAGTCTAGGTTAAATTATACACAAGAGTTTCATCTTCCTCCCATTGATGAAAAAAAGGGGGTTTATGTGCGTCTAGTCACATTACCCCCTAATTTTAATGATCACAATGTAATTGTATAGGATAAATTACTAAAACCTATGGCATTACATCAAACAGGAAACGAAAGGAGAAACCTATTCATGTCTAATCATTAAATCTTTTATTATAACATTTGATACAATACCAATCACAACTATCAGCTCTGTTCTGATTAGTAGGTATGTATGCTATTAGATTGTCTTGTAGATATTTTTTACTACAATCAGCACATTCATAAAAATTAGAATGGGATATCTTCTGCTGGATCTTCTGTTCTAGCGTTTGTTTGCGATTGAACTTTAGAACTTGAGCCATCTTTGCCCCCAATCATTTTTAGAATACCTTTGAATCTAGGTATAATAATTTCTGTGGTGTATTTAGTTTCACCATTAAGATCATATTGTCTAGTTTCTATTTGACCTTCAATGTATAGAGTAGTTCCTTTCTTTACATATGTTTCAATAGTCTTAGCAATGTTAGGATCCCAACATACAATTCTATGCCATTGTGTTTTTTCTTGCCACTCACCAGATTTATTTTTAAATCTTTCTGAAGTAGCTAGAGAGAAACCAGCAAACTTTTCTTCTCTGGTAGAAATTTTTACTTCTGGATCGCTACCAACACGACCTAGTAATATTACTTTATTAATCATTTAGACCTCCAATTAAAGTATCTACTGAGTTCTTAATTCTAAGTAACTCATAGTGTATATCTGCTTTACTCATTGTAGCAGATAAATCTGTTTTATCTTGTGTTTGTTCACTACTATCTACGTTTTGTATAAACGCATTTATAAAATGAAACAAATCCATTTCACCAACTGGTTTATATTCTTTTTTAGTTTTAGAATAATATTCAGCTTGTAATGGTGGGTGTAAATTTAATGGTAACTTATGTCCTTGCAATACTAAACTATGCAATAATTCATTTACTTTCATATTTATCCTTTCTTATGTGTGTAGGCATGGAGAACATTGCCCAACAGCTAACCTACACACCGTACCCCTAGCTGTGGGCGACTATACTGTCTTAGTAACTTTACTTGGATCTACTTTTCCTGAGTATTTTTCTTCTAAATTTTTGACATATTTAGAATCATCAAACTTACCCATGAATATATCAGAGCAAAGTCCTAAGTGACTGAACGCTTTTGTTAATGCATCAGTCATTGCTTTCTTTGGTGCTTCGTCATCTAATGCACCAGTTTTTCTGTACATTTTTAATGGTGAACAGATAGGCCCATAAAAATCCCAAAAGCCTTCTTTGTTTTTATTTGTTGCAACAGATACTTCTGCAGCTACAACAGCAGTTTGATTAGTGTCCATACCATGATAACTGTAATCAACTCGGTATGTCCAACCAGTACCTACTGGGCCAAACTGTTCTGTTATTTTCATAATCTGCCATTGTGGATCAATAGTAGTTATGTCACCAAAACCTTTGTTAATGCGTTTGGTAAATCTAGGATCAGTTTCTTTTAAACTATCCCATACATTTCTGTTATCTTTCGTCATTGTACCTCCATACTTTTGTTGTGCTACCAAAACTATTTATTCTTCTGTCACCAGAATCAATTATATATTGTAATAATTTAAGTTCGGTAAATCTTGGTCTAATAGATAATATACTTTCAGATAATATTTCTGCTACTTCTTCAGGTGTAGCTCCATAGTTACCTTGTCGTTTTACTATCTTTAAACATTCTGTACGCAGATTAGTTGATCTAGAATCAATTTTTTCTGCTGCCTCTTTGCTAGTTGAGTTTTCCTTGTAACCAGCTGTCAGAGGATATTTCTTCTCCAAAGTGTAACGCGATGTCATGTTCATTTTTAATTTTCCCCATTAGATCAAAGTCAACATATTCTGGTGGTGTAATATCATTCATTACATGAAACCAAAATAGGTGACACGCTATTTCTAGTTTTTGTTGAAAAGGCTTATCCCTTTCTATTGTGTATACTTTATAATTACTATTACCATAAAGCACAGATAACACAGCTTTAGAAAAACCTGTGACCATCATATAATGCTGCACTTGAGCATAATATCTTTCTATTAATGTATCTTCTTTAGTAAACGGATTTGTATGTTTAGCTTCAAAGACTTTGCCTTTTGCAACACCATCTAGACTACCATAAATATATTCATATTCAGGGTGTGTCCAAACACTATTTATATTAACAACCCTTTCTCCAGTAACTTCTTGATACCAGCGTCTGTTGAACTCTTCGGTAAATATTCCAAGTTGAACTGGCAGTACACCTGAAAGATCTTTTCTTTCGATCTTTCCAATTTTCTCAAGCCAAAGGTCTTTCCATTCACCATTTGTAAGACGCACTGCATCAGTACCTCCAATGCCTGTTGGTCGTTTGGGTTGTTCAAGTTTTCCATTTCCTTTTCCCATCTAGTCAGAGCTCCTCTCTCTAATTTGTTGTCGTCTGTATTGTTCAAGTTTTCCATTTCCTTTTCCCATCTAGTCAGAGCTCCTCTCTCTAATTTGTTGTCGTCTGTATTGTTCA